ACGGTATTGAATCCACACTATCAAGTAAACCTGCTAGTGAAAATATAACAATACACCATACTAAAACTAATGGACGTACATTTTTTGAAAGCCACGAATCTGATGCGGAGTCTGCTTGCCACCTTGAAGTGATAGACTCCATCTCTTTATTCTGTTGCTCGTATATTAATTGTTGTAATTTTATTTTTTCATCAGCACTTACGTCTGATTTACCGATAGCGGCTATAGCTTCTTGAGGCGATGTTACACCTTTAAGTATATTACCTAATGTTGGGTTAGCCATAGAAGCAGCACCAAACAAAAGTTTACCTACCGTAGTTTCGGCAAATTTCTTTTTTGGTTTACTCATTTATTTTTTATTTTTTCTATTAAAATGTAACATAGCTTTTGGAGATAGCTTCATGTCAGTTAATGATAAATTAGCTTTAGGCATTTTTACATTCATTTTTGAAGGATCTAAGTTAGATTTAAATTTAAAATCACTAACTCCTCTATTCATACTTTGTCTGCTATCAGTCCTAACATCATAATTACCTTTAAGAGTTCCAGGTGTAAATCCTTGTTTTATTGTACCGCCTGGCCCTATAATACCTTGAGCTTCTTGAAGTGCAGTTTGTCTGTTTATTTCTGCTATTCTGTTACTTTGATTTTCAAATTGTTTTCCTTTAGCTATTCCTTTTTGCTCTCTCATGAACTCTCTTCTAGCTTTTCCTTTTAAACCTGCTCTATCAGCAGCAGCTCTAGCAGCTCTTATTGCAGTTCTTTTACCTTTTCTTTCGCCTTGAATAACACCTCTTATTTGTTGTCTTCTACCAAAATTACCTGTACTTTGATATTCTCTTCCAATATCCTTAAGATCTTTTGTCTCTACTTTATCTTGCACTACTTTTGTTCCAATTTTTTGTTTTGTAGTACCAGCGGGGTTTGCTTTAGCATCTTCTATAAATTCATCAAGATTACTATATAGTTTACCTGTTCTTGGGTTTTTAGCTTTACCATCAACTTTTTCAAACTTACTATAAACATCAGCATAAGACCCTTGAGATTTTTCAGGAACATCTCCAAAAACATCTACAACTCTATCTTGAGTATCAATTTTTGTTGTTTCTGTTTTTAAATTACCATCAGGTCCAACAACAACTCGTTCTGATGAAGTTGAATTTGAGGCATTTTTTTGTTTTTCAGCTTCTTCTTCAGATTGGGTTTGATAATATACACTACCCATATACATAGTCTTCATGTTATTAGCAACATTACCTTTAAAAGAATGTGATGAGTCCATTTGATAGCCCATCTTATTTCTTACTTCAGTTGGTAGTTTACTTAAACCTTTACCTTTATTACCTTCAGGAACAGGTTTTAAAGCATATGCTTCTTTATTCATACCATACGCTATATTAGGTAAACCTAAGTTTTTTCTTTTATTTAATTTGTTAGCTTTTGTAACTAATCTTTTGTTTTTTTGTATACCCCCATCTTTTTTGAAAGATCCTGTTGCTGCATTCTCAGCTTTGGCTTTTAATTTAGAATGTCTTATTTTTGCTTTTGTTTTATTTGGCATGATTTCTATTTTTTATATTTATATGGGAATAGGGCGTTCATGGCCTTACGTCTGCCTTCGCAACCACATGGTATATTTAAACCTTTAGATACGGTATCTACCATTGTTTTTATTCCTGTTTTTGTTGTAAAATTTTCTATTGAGTCTCCTAGACCCTCTGGTTTATTTCTTATCATATTAACAATTCCATTTTCTTCTTGCTGCTCTACCTCTTTCAGATTTCCAATTTTTAGATCTAGCACAAAATGATTTTCTTCTTTTCCAAGCTTTACTGCCTTTCTTTAATTTAGAAGGAGGTGTTGTTACAGCTGTTTTTAATTTACTACCTGGATTATCTTTTCTATACTTAGCAACACCTTTAGCTGTCATTCCACCACCGGCTTTAGCGCCAGTACCGCCTTTTTTATTTACTTTTTTATAGTAACCTAAAGATTTTTTTCTTGATGGTGCGTTCTTACTTGCCATAATTAATATCCTGCTTTTGCTCTTTCAGCTGCTGTCATACTTATTCTTGGATTAACATATGATACAGCTTTAGTTTTAGGATTGTTTACTTTTACAGTTTTACCTGGTTTACCAACAACAGGTACATATTTATTAGTTAGCTTACCACTCTTAGTAAAATGACCATATAGTTTACCACCAACTTTATATGGTTTCATGTATTGTTTAGGTGCATTAGTAAAGGCTTTAAATAATTTCTTACCAGCTTTAAGAAATTTTCCTGGTCCACTTATATACCCAAAAAGGCCAGCGCCTCCTCTTACTTCAGGAATAGGTTTACCGCTTTTATCTCTTTTTACTAAAGAAACCATATTTGATTTTTTCTTAGGATCTTGACTGCCCATCATTGCATAGCCTTGTTGGCCCATGCCTTTAGGTTTCATCATATATCCTTTGTTTGATTTTTTAAAGTTTGGCATAATTTCTATTTTTAATATCTTGAACCATCAGGCCTTCTTTGACCTCTTTTTGAAGACCAAGGCCCAAATGTGGGTTGGTCCCTATAACCAGGAAACTGTTTTGGACTGTTTTTCTTAATTAAATGAGGTGTCCAACTTTTGTCAGCATACCTTAAATCTTTTGTGCTTTTAACACCTACTTCTCTCAAAGTTTTTGTTTTCTTAAAACCATGTTTAAGAACTTGCCCTACATAATTTTTTGCACCAGTAAATAAATTTTTTGCTATTTTTAATTTTTTACCAGGAACAGGTGCTACAAGACTAAGCGCTAATCCAATATCACCTCCCCTTCCTTCTGGACTAAGATAAGCTTTAGCTTTTCTAAAAGTTTGAGTAAGCTTAGATGATGCTGGACGAATTTCGCCCTGTTTTTTTATTACTTCAGGGTTATAATTTCCTGCTCCTACACCATAAGATTTTTTTATGGATTTTTTATTTTGTTGATTAGCCATCATCCCGTAGGGTGATTTCATTTTATAAGGCATAATTATTTCTTTTTTATAGGTGTTGGATATTCACCTGTTTGTTCGTATACTTCTTTTTCTATAGGATTATTAGGATCACCAACATGCATTGGTTTTCCTCCTACTAGCATTTTATCACCTATTCTTTTATATTTTAATATAGGTGAACCCTTTGTGGGTTTATGATAAACGTTTTTACTGTCATACCATGTTTTGCCTTGACGCATTTGTAATACGTGAAGTTTTTCATGTCTACTAGCTATTTCTTTTTGTTTATCAGTTAAGTTTTTATTTATAGTAACAGACCTATTCAAGTCGGCATATCCCCATGCTTTACCTAAATCTTTTTCAAAAACTGGTATATCAGGTGTTGAATGCTCTTCATTCATACCTAATAGTCCCGGAATGCTAGTTTTCATTTTGTAGCCCATTATCGATCGTTATCTTTAATCATATCATCAATAGCTTTGTTATAAACTTTATCAGTATATGATTTATTATTATAAAATATACTACGCTCGCTAGTGGGTAGGTCTTCTTGCGCAAGCATTATTCTGTATATACGAGATATAAGTTGACTACATTTAAATGAGGTTTTGTATATACTATATTTTATAGAGGTTCTGTTTCTGTGTCTCCATACATCTATCCATCCGTTGCGTCTTAATCGTTCCCATCTGTTTTTATCCCAGCTGTACGTATAAGCGCCCTCTATAAATTCATTACGTGTAAATCGCTTTTTGCAATCTAAATAGACTAAAAGTTCTAAATCAGCATCTTTTAGCCCATAAGTTTTACAGGCCCATTTACGAATGAGCCTATAATATTTTAATAAATTTAATTCTCTTATGTCACTAGCATCTAGTTTCATTCAACTAATACTATATCACCGAGTTTTAATACATAATATAGATTATCTTTCCATTCAATTCCATGACCTGCATGCTTATCATATCTAACTATATCATCTTTTTTTAACATATCAGCCATTGGCCCTGCTGATATTACCTTACCTTTTAAATATCTAACATCTTTATTTTGATCTTCGGTAAGTTCTAAGCCTCCAACTTTTTTTGGTGCTTCTTTTATTTTTTCAATAACTACATAATGATTAATTGCCTTCATAGTCTCTTACATTATTAATTACACAATCGGCAGAAAATATTGTTGTAGCTACACTAACTGCATTTTTCAAAGCTGTTTTAGTTACAAGCACTGGATCTATAATACCAGCTTTAACCATATCAACTTCTTTATTGTTTACAACATCAATACCAAATCCTTTAGCAGATGAAGTAAAATATTCTAATGCAGCATTATCTAATATTGTAGCGTATGGAGCTTTTATAGCTTCTAATAATATTTGCTCGTATTCATTTTCAGGAGCAATAGAATGTGCAGCGTCAAGCAACGCAACACCACCTCCGGCAACTATACCTTCTTGTAAAGCTGCTTTTGTAGCATATATTGCATCTTCAACTCTATCCTTCTTTTCCTTCATTTCAATTTTTGAGCCCGCTCCGACTTTAATCATCGCTACTTTACCGTTTAACATTGCTAATCTTTCTCGTAGCTTCTTCTTAAAGAACGGATTTTTTTCTTTCTTTATTCTTTCCTCAACTGTTTTAACTCTATCTACAAAATTCGTATTTACTAAATCTGGCGTTTGTAATACTGTATTTTCATCATCAGTAATAACTTTTACAGCTTCACCTAAAACGCTAGGTTCGATCAAATCAAGATCATCACCTAATTCTTCGTTTATAACAGTCGCTCCGGTAAGTATCGCAAGATCTTCAATTGTATCTTGTTTTGTTGGGCCGAATCCAGGCAGATCTACAACATTAACTTTTATATTGCCTTTTACCTTGTTAGCTAATAAAGCTGCCATAGGTTGTTGTTCTACGCCTGCAACGATTAACAAACTTCTTTTTTGTTTTATAACAAACTCCAATACGTTTTGTATTTTACGAATATTAGGTATCGGCGAAGAAACTATCAGTACGTACGGATTTTCTAGTTCCGCTTTACCTTTATCCTTATCTGTTATAAAATATGGCGATTTGAGTCCGCAATTAATTCTTGTGCCCTCTACGAATTTAACGTATGTGTTGTGGGTCTCAGACTCTTCCATAAGGACAACACCATCCTTACCAACTTTCGAATAGGCTTGCGATATAACCTTTCCAAGAGCTTTATCATTGTTACAGCTAATTTGTGCCACGCTTTCTAGCATGTCATCTTTAACTGGTATTGCTTTTTCATCTAGGTATTTATTTACTTTATCTAAAGCAGACTTTATACCTTCTTTTATAGGTCTTACACTTTGCGCATATTTCTTATCATTAGCTAAATGCAGCAATGAATGAGCAAGGACGGTAGCCGTTGTGGTACCATCACCTGCTTCTTTCACTGTATTTCTAGCTGCTTCTTTAATTAGTGTTGCACCTATGTTTTCAACCGGATCATATAAGACTACGGATTCTGCGACCGTTACACCATCTTTTGTAATCACCGGTTTTCCTAGCGCATCTTCATAGATTACGCATTTACCTGATGCACCGAGCGTAGATTTAACAGCATCTGTTAGTTTATCTACGCCCTGCATGATCTTTTCTCTAGCACTTACCCCAAAAGATAAGTCTTTTACTATCTCACTTGGATTATTATATTCCATTAAATTAAAATTTTTGTGGTTATTCGAATGTTTTAACTACTTTTGGTCCTTTTGCGAATTCTAATCGCTTTTTATAGTGTTCTATGCTTGAATCTATAGCAGCTTCTGCTGATTCTATAGTTTCACGTCTTGTAATATCAGTAAATTCGCCGCTTGGTTCACCATCTGCGGTTAAATTTTGGCATTCTGTCTGATAATAGCCGTTTGGTAGTTGTACAATTCTCCAATTTTTCTTGTCTGCGAAAAATTCCCATGTTTTTCGGGTATCTTCGGATATTCCTTGGTTACTATTGTTCGCCCAGGAATAGGTTTTATAATAAAATGTCATTGGTTTTGGTTATAATAGTATAATTACGTAAAATTATTCGTTTTTAGTGCCTTCTCCCCTGTTTCCACGGTTACTTTTTACCGATGTAAACTTTCCTGTCTTGTGATCGTAGTCTTTTCCAGTTAAATTTACACCTTTTTTCTCTGCTGCACGTCTCAAACGCTGATTTTCAGCTTTCATTCGCGTTCTACGAGCTGTCATAGCGTATCTTTTGTCTCTCGCAGCCTTATCTCTGCGTGCTTGTGGGGATAATTCTTGTGGCATACCTATATTATTACACGACGGTAGCTACTTATTAATTAATTATTATATTCTAACGTCACATATATGGGACTAATGGGTTATATTACCGTATTTACCTT